AACAATCCATCAGCATTCCTTGATGCAATAAATGACCCTGAAGTTAAACTTGCATCTACAATCCAACTATTCTTTGATAAGAAATTACTAGCATTCCGTAACAAGAAAAAGGACATTCACTTTAACTTGAAAGGAAATAAAAAACGATTAACTGCTGTTCCGTTTGGAGAAGACCCTATTGAGTATTTAGTTCGTTGGTTTAAAACTGACGATGGCGTAGAGGTCTTAGAGTTCCTAGAAGGACAGCTATAATCGGTCTGTCGCTATTGTTAAGGAGAGGGGTTTTAAAGACCCCTCTTTTTTTTTATGTATCTTTGTATAAAGATTTTTTGCAGATGATAAACTCAGTTAGAAATACAGTATTATCAATACTAAACAAGAATAACTACGGATACATTTCACCTGCCGACTTTAACTTATTTGCTAAACAAGCTCAGCTTGATATTTTTGAAGATTATCAGTATCAATACAACTATCAAGTAAATTCTGAGAACGCAAGAAAATCAGGCACAGGTTTGGCTGATATTAAGAAGGGGTATGAGGAGGTAATTAATAGTTTTTCAAGAATTGATTTCCTAACTCCACAGGGAGGAAACTTGTTTAGTGTTCCTACGGAACTTACCACAGGGTTTGATTACTTTTTTTTGAATCAAATCTATGTCTACACACAGATTATTGTAAGTGGAGATAACACTTTGGTTATAGCAAATCAGCTAGAAGATAATACAGAAGACTTCAACGCTTTAGGAGTGAAGATTGGAGATGTAGTAGTAAATGTAGATACCAACCAAACAGCAGAAGTAGAAGCAATTATTAATGCAACTACTTTGCTTTTAAGTGCAGATATATTTACAAATACTCCTGAAGCTTATATTATTTACAATGGGCAGCGTGGTGTTAATGTAGCTGAAAAGGTAACTAACAATAAAATCCTTTTGCTAAACAGCTCATTGCTTACCACACCTACTGAGATGTTTCCTGCATATACTCAAAATGGAGACAGCTTAAAGCTATACCCAAACACTATAACTAATTTTGGTCAAGTAAGATGTCAGTACATTAGATATCCAAGAGACCCTAATTGGACTTATATAGAACTAACAGGAGGAGAACCTGTGTTCGACCAAAGTCAACCTGACTTTCAGGATTTTGAACTACCACAGGATGACGAGTATACTTTGGTAACGAAGATACTTCAGTTTGCAGGTATGTCTATTAGAGAAGTACAGGCAGTTCAATTTGGTCAAGCACTAGAACAATACGAGGACAGGGAAGAAAAATAATAAATAGATGTATATAACAGCTTATCAATATTACGAAAACGGAGGGAACGCACCTGAGAATGCTAATTGGGGTTCGTATCAATATGTCAGCTTAGAAGATATAGTGAAGAACTTTATGTTGATGTATTCAGGTAATCACAACCTTGTAAACAACGAGGAGAGATTCAAGGTTTTGTTTCATGCAAAGAGAGCTATTCAAGAATTGAACTATGATGCTTTCAAAGAAATCAAAATCTTAGAACTAAATGTTTGTGATTCTTTGCGATTCGTAATGCCACCTGATTATGTGAATTGGGTACGCATCTCTGTTTTTAAAAATGGTCTATTATATCCTCTGACTGAAAACATACAAACAAATTGGAGTGACGCTTATCTGCAAGACGATAAATGTAGAATCCTTTTTGACCAAGATGGAAATGTATTGAAGCCACAGTATTCTAATCTAGATTTTGAAAGAATCATGGGTGGCAAAAAAAGTATTTATTTAAACGAGAATAGTGTGTTTTATGGATACGAAGGATATTGTTGTGATGGCTATTGGTATTTTGATTATCAAATCGGCTCTAGGTTTGGTTTGAATACTGAGACTGCTAACGCAAATCCTACCTTTAGCATTGACAAAAAAGGTGGGGTAATTAACTTCAGTTCAGGTATGTCGGGTGAGTTATGTGTATTAGAATATGTTTCTGATGGAATGGAAAATGGTGACAACTCACTTGTTACAGTAAACAAACTTTTTGAAGACTATATATATGCCTACATCGAATATGCCATTTTAAACTCTAAACTCGGAGCACAAGAGTATATTATTAATAGAGCGAGAAAACGAAAAAGTGCGTTGCTTAGAAACGCTAAAATTCGTATTAGTAATATTCATCCCGGCAGGTTGCTAATGAACCTTAGAGGAAGAGAAAAATGGATAAAGTAACATGGCAAATACAAGTAGGAATTTTATAAAGGGGAGGATGAATAAAAGCCTTGATGAAAGGCTTATCCCTAATGGTGAATATGTAGACGCATTAAATGTGCGTTTAGGTTCGACTGAAGATTCTGAAATAGGCTCTGTAGAAAACTCAAAGGGTAATGAAGAGCTAACTCAAATCGGATTTGGCAACCAACTTTTATCTGCTAACGCAAGATGTATTGGTGCTTTTGAAGAAGGAGAACAAGAGACTCTCTATTGGTTTGTACACGACCCAAACTTTGCTTTAGGAGCAACAGGTAAATTGGACCTGATTATGTCCTTTAATACCTCTACGAATGTTCTTACATATCACATTATTAGTATTGACGATGGAGGTGGTGTAGATACCACCTTAAACTTTGATGAGAAGTTTTTAATTACAGGGGTAAATAAGGTAGAGGACCTTTTGTTTTTTACAGACAATAGAAACGCTCCTAGATTTATAAATGTTACAAAAGGATACTCTCAGCCTGTAGGAAACATTGACCAATTTAGTGCTGAAGAAATATTGGTTATTAAAAAGCCACCTATCAACTCTCCGGGTATTGTTCCATTATCAACTACTAGCGATAATAATTATTTAGAGGATAGGTTTTGCTCCTTTGCCTACAGATACAAGTATGCAGACAACGAATACTCTGCAACCTCTCAGTTTTCAAATCCTGCATTTATACCAAAACCTTTTGATTTTAGTACGGAAAGCTACTTGAATGAAGGAATGGTAAATGCTACCAATGTGGTAGAGATTACATATAATAGTGGTGGTCCTTTGGTGGTTGGTGTTGACCTTCTATTCAAAGACATGAATACCGGTACAATTAAGGTAATTGAAAAGCTTGATAAAGATGAATTAGGGTTGGCTAATGATACGGATTACACTTACTCATTTAGTAATAGTAAAATTTTTACAGTATTAACCGATAGTGAAATACTCAGGCTATATGATAATGTGCCACGACTAGCAAAGGCTCAGACCTTAATGGGTAATCGTTTGATGTATGGAAACTATCTTGAGCAATACGACCTAATAGATTTAAACAACAATAAGGTAAGACTAGAATATACAACGAACCTTGTTAGTGAAGAGGTGGGGTTGGCTGATTTGCCTGATACAACAGACTCCGGTCAGTATACTGTTTTAGGTTTCAACAACACAATTAATGATTCTGTTTTTGAGCTTGATTTTGATGGTGTAAACTTGGTAGCAGGTGGTCAAATTGCTTTAGAGCTTAGGATACAACATAACAGCTTTGCAGGTGCAGTCACACCTACTGCTACAACTCCCGAGGTTACCATAAATTTTGAATACTTTCTTCAGCAAGACTTTGCAAGTGCTTATGACTTAGCACAAGACCCTAACTTTATTAGAAGAGTAGGTGAGCTTGTTCAAATTACTTCAGGCAATAACACAGCAGTAAATCCAAACGAACTTATAGATACCTCCGGTGGAACAGATTTTGTTGCCGATGGTATTGTGGCAGGAGATTTAGTCACTAATGATTCAGACCAAGAACAAACCACAGTTGCAGCTGATGCAACTCTTGCAACAACACTAACACTTACTGACGATATATTTACAGCATTCCCTGTTCCATACAGAATATATACTTCTTACAGCATTCGTTCTGTAGGCACAGCCTGTGAAGGAAGTACATTTACTGATGGAGTAAATTGTGCTGTCAGCTCTAATTTAGATGCTTTTGTAAAAATTAATTCAGGTATTGATTCTTTACCTGAGCCAATAAGAATTATTTCTTCTCCGGCTTCCACAAAGATTGGATTCCAACTTCCGGCTGTTATATACGATGATGGTGCAAACCAATGCGTTGAATACTATGAAGTGGTTTTTGGTGAAGGAAGCTACCAAGAAACAGGTAACCCTAAGAGCTTACATAGTAACAGGGGTTATGAAATTGGTATCATCTACATGGATGAGTTTAACCGAGCAACTACTGCTTTGGTTAGTGAGAACAATACAGAACATGTACCATGTAGTAACTCAGAACTAACTAATAGAATTAGGGTAACTATACCGGTTCAACAATTAGCTCCTGCATGGGCAACAAGATATAAGTTCTGCATCAAACCTGACAAGGAGGGTTATGAAACTGTATATACTAATTTGTTTTTCCAAGACAATGTTGGTGGTGCTCAATGGTTTATTCTTGAAGGTCAAAACTCAAGAAAGGTAGAAATTGGAGACGAGCTGATTGTAAAGACAGATACATCAGGTCCTATCAACAGATGTGTTACAACTACTGTATTGGACAAGGAAGCTAAACAAGCAGACTTTATTGACCCACTACCACAAGACTCGTTAGGTAATGATATTAGAATACCTGCTGCTACATATATGAAGCTCAGGTCAAACAACTTTGCTAC